CCACCCCATGAGCTTGAACAGCACTTCGGACGGCGGGTTGAAAGGCATCGGCATCGCGATCTTGCGGATATCGTCCACCCCCGGTGCACCCTCGATCTCGGTGATCTGGGTAACATCAACGTTCTGGCTTTGGCCTGAAATCTTCGCCCCTTTGAGCTTGAGCATCGTCGCCGCGTTATTGATGTGCGCCGTGTCCAGCAACGCCCGGAGTGCCCCGGTGAGTGCAGCCGACATGCCGCCGATCAAGTGTGGGAACCCGATCGCCAGTGCTCCACGCCAGGGGATGAATTTGAACTCGATGATCCAGTCGAGCTTCGTCCGCGTGTCGTCCCCTTCCTCCCAATTCCGGTACCAGCCGACCACATCGGAGGTCTGCTCGTCGATCATCAAAATGTAAGGGGCGATTTCGCCGTCGCACAACGTGTCCCACTCGCAGGACATGTTCACCATCACGTGGTACACACGCCGCAGCCCGTCCTCGTCATCGGTCCAGGTCTTGCCCTCGACCTTCTGGTTCGCCTTCTCGGGCTCGGTAAGCTCGGGCTCCTCGGCAACCCTGGTGACCGAAATGTCACGATAAAGCCCCGCCTCGATCCGCTCGTTGAACATCTGCTCGGTGATGTCCTGCATCTCGGCGCAACGGTTCGCGGTGTAGAAACTCCCCGCCGCGTAAGGGATGATTAGATTGTCGATCGGAACGAATTCGGCGCAGGGGCGCTTTTTCTGCGGATCGTACCACAGCTTCAGGAACTGCGAACCCCCAAGCGGGAGCTGGGTCAGCATTTGCTCCTGTTCGTCCCGGAATTCGACGATCTGGTTCGTCAGCTGCCAGTTCATGAAATCGCGCTTGCGCTCGGCCCGATTCTTTTGCTCGTCGGTGACATCCCCCACCACATTCGTCCGTACGGGACCGTCCGGCGGGAAAAGCTCTTTGATCGCCCGGGATTCGAAATCTACGCAGGCTTCGGCCATCACCGGGTGCACGACCTTGGATGCACCCTCGAAATTCGCACCACCCGGGGCGTCTTTCCCTAACCCCGTGCGTCGAATTCCCTCTTCGTACTGCTTGTCGCGTTCTTTCCGCGCTTCTTTATCCGCTTTGATCAGCTGGATCATCTTCAGCGCGAGCTTCGACAGCTCCCAGGAGGGGACGGTCTCGGCCAGATTCTCGTAAAAATCCGGGTCCTCTTGCGGACCCGCGAATTCTCGCATTCGGACGATCGCCGAGCCGTCGGGCTGCTCTTCGATCTCCGCGAACTCGTCGTCCAGGTCGACCATCAGACCTTCGGTATCCTCCGGCCCGGGGGTCATCGATGGCTGTTGCTGCTGCGGAAAAGTGCTAGTGGCCATATTGGGTCCTTAGTCTTCCAGATTCGACATTTTAATATCGCGAGCCACCGATTTTAACTCATTGTACTTTTCCGGGTCTATGGCTCGTATGTCGCGCATCGTACGACGAAGTCCCATTGGGGATTCCTGGTAGGGCGACACTAATTGCCCGAAGATTTTCATCAATGGTGCATCGCCCATATCCTCTGCGTATTCGTACGGATCGCGCATAATTCCGGGCAGGTAATACAAATCATCGGCTATCGCCTCAGGATCTTCTTTTGGCATCGCACTTTGCACGAAACGAATGATCTCGTCTTCGTCCATACCCATTTTCAACGCCTGCGCCACCAGACCACCAATTGACGGGGTGGGGACGGGCTTCATCACAGTCTTGGCCACCTCGGACGCCACATCCCTCACGGGTTGCATAGCCACCGAGGGCAGCACCCGTTGCGCGGCCTGGGCAAGTGCGCCCTGCAGCACCTGACGCCTGGACATCGGCGTTTGCGCGACCTTCTCGACCACTTTCTCCACCGAACCCGAGAGGGGGTCGACCGTGGTCTTTTCGGTCTGGAAACGCTCCATGTCTTTGGCCGGTACCGGGAGCTTCGACTCCTTGGGACCGCCGAGATCCGGCAACCGCAAGAACCCTCGCCTCGACAGGTCCGGCGTCTTCACACCTTTGGTGAGCAACTCGTCCGCCATCTGCTGTACGGTTTTTCCCTTAACGCCACCGCCCCCAGCGTAGGAATCGAGCGAATCCGTGTAAATCATTCGTCCGCCGTCGGCCATGTCCGGCGTGGTGTGCTCGATCATACCACCCTCGGCGTACCTGCGGAATCGCCCTTCGGGGATGGTCGCCTCGTGCCGTGCAGCGGGAGGGGCGGGGGGCTTGGCACGTGGACCGATCATCCGGGCCTGTTGCGCTTCGTCCTGCAGCCCTTGCTTGATTAACCCCTGCAGCATCAGGTCGGCGTGCTGTCCGTACTGCTTGCGGAGATCGCCCACGAACTGCTCGTACCGGAGCCGATTCACGAAATCCCGCATTTCGGGAGTTTGTGCTGTTTCACGTGGAGCAGCGACTGGGGGACGCATCGCCCGAAGCTTGTCCAATTCCTCGGCCTCGTTCTCATTTAGGCTCGGTGCGTACAGCGCGGCGGTGATCCCGGCTGTGGGCTTGAACCCCGCGAGCGGTCCAGCCAGGGTGAGCACGTCCTCGGGGTTGAGGAAGTCGCCGATCGTTTTCAGTAGATCATTGGGCATAAGGATTCACCCTGCGTGGTCGTTCGTCGTCGTAGTAATCCGGCGCGACTTCAGCCGGGTCGATGCGTAAAAAGTCCATGTCTTTGAGCAACCGCAGCACCTGCGTGGTCGTGTCGGTCAGGTCGTCGCGCTCGGCTTCGGGGAAGGAGCAGATCTGGGACACGAGCTTTTCCGCCCAATCACGCGGCTGGCCCCGGTGCACGACCGACTCGGGAATGTAGACGCGACCGCAGGCGATGATGTTCGCCACAATGTGCAGCCGTTGGACCTTGTCGGCTCGCCCCGGATTGTAGCCACGACACGGCACCCCGGCGTAGCGCAAGTCCTGGAGGATCGAAATGCCCGAGGCTTTCTCCTCGACGAGCACCAAATCGGTCTTTTTACCCGGTTCGCCATACACGGACTCTTTGTACTCGTTGATCACCCGGGGGCGTAACTCGGGGTAGGCGAGAAATTCCTCCCAGCAGTCGATCAGCATCACGCAAAGAGGTGAATCCTCACTCGGCCTGAACACTCCCCAGACGGAACATGCGGTTGGGTCGTTGATAGTCTTTTCGGTGTAAGCACAATCGTAGGACTGCACAATGTACATAAAATCGGGGAATGGCCGATCGGAGTCCCAAAGCTTGAACCACTCGCGTTTGACGATTCCGTAATCTTCCGGGTCGATGACCTCGGCGTAAAGCTCTTGCCGTCCGAGTCGAGTGCCCTCGTACTGGGCGATGATTTCATCACGGAATGTAGGTGCAAGGTTTCCGAAATTCTCATGCGTGGTCCCTGAGGTGACGAAGACGCGCGGGTTTTCGAGCAGCTCCCGCACGATGGGAATCGGTTTGGGCGTGGTGGTGACGACACCGCGTGGGCGTTGACCGAGGCGAAGCCCGAACATAAGGTTCGACCACATTTCTTTGGCATTGCGGAATTTTGCCAACTCGTCGACCCAAAACAGGTCGTGCTGTGGACCGCGCAGGGTCTCGGGATCGTTGTCCGAGTAGATCGTTGCGATCGCCCCGTTGGGCCACTCGAGTCGGCGCTTGGACGGCACCCAGTTCGGACGGTTCGAGGGGTGCGAAATGGCCAGTAGCCCGGACTCACCCTCGATCATCACGTCCCGAGCGTCCCCCGCGTCTTCGGCGATTAACGCAACGCGTGAAGCAAGCTTTCGTTCCACGTGAAACCGCACGAATTCGCCACCACACCGAGTCTTTCCCCACCCACGACCGGCGAGAATGAGCCAAATCGTCCAATCCTCACCGGGTGGGACCATCTGGTTGGGTCGAGCCCAGGTCGGCCAGTCGTAGTAAAGCTCCACCACCTCCTGATCGCTCATCTCGGACACAAAATCCGAGAAATTGTGCGGATCAATCGGGGCTTTCTTCGCCTTGTATCTTCGACTTGGCGACCGCCTGTAATCGCTGGGCAAGTCGATCACGGAGTCCCTCAATGTTGACGTTCGTGTTAAGTTGGCCCGATACCGCGACGTTCACGTCTTTGGCTCGGAATTTCGCGTCGTACCCCATCAGGGTAAACTGCAGCAGGGAATCGGAATACTTTTTGATCGTTTCGCCCGTCTTGAGACCCTGGTGTACCAAGGGCTCGTCGACTCCGATCACCGAGCGCCGATAGGCCTCGGCTTTCATGGTGTCAACCATTTCGAGCTGGATGTCTTCCATCAGACGATCGAAGGTCGGATGTTCCGCCCTCCACGTGGACATCGCACCACGGCTAACTTCGGCAGCCACGTACGCGTGTCTTAAAGAAAATTTCGCATTCTCGGGTCCGTCCCGGAACTCAGCCAGGATTTGCAGCATGCGGTAGGCTTTGGTGCGCTCGTAGCGACGCAGACGTCCGACACCCTCAACACCAGGGACACAGAATTTGAGCGATTCCGGGTCGTCTTCGACCCCGCGTTCCTTGAAACGAACACGATCCTGCTTCACCATGTCGTAAAGCATTGCGTACGTGATCCCCGCGCGGCGTTCGTACTCGCGCAGTGTTTCTTCACCCACCGCGTCGACGTCCACCACCGGTAAAGGCTCTATTTTCACTCCAGCCATGACGCGAAGTGTACCATAAACGCAACATGTTCCACAACTGTTCCGCCAAATGTTTCAAATTTGCCTTTTGTGCGCTTACGTACGATACCGAGGTGCAGCCCTATGTGGTGAGTGACGATACCTTGTCGTCTGGAAGTCTGCAGGTGTAGTACGGGTGTGGTCATACCCGTTCCATCGTTCCACCAAGATGGAACAGCAATGGAACAACCCCACTTGTCCAAAGGCCCCGTCCCTCGGGGCTTCTCTTGATGTGCCCTCTTCTGTTCCACCGTTCCATCTATATCCCCCCCATATTCAGGTTTTCGAACACGAGATATATACGGGTATATGCATGGAACAATGGAACAATTGCCGCTTTGGTCCGTCGTACGGGGCTTCTGACCGTTCCATCTGTGTTCCATCATGATGGAACAATGGAACAC